CTGCTTGAGGATGGCCTGCTTGGTCTCGTCCTGCGCCTGCTCGACCGCGTTGATCCGCAGGTAGAACAAGTCCTCCTTGCGGAGGGCGGGCCGGGCGGCGATCCGGAAGAACCGGACCGGGATCCGCTTGCCCTCGAACGGGGTGACCCGGACCTCGCCCTCAGTCCCGGACAGGATGTAGGCCTGGCCCAGGTCGTCCCAGACGTCGTACTCGACCGGGGTGCCCGGCGTGACCGGGTCCTCGACCAGGACGTTGCGCACGATGCCCTGATAGCGCAGCTTGAGCTGGATCGGGCCGACCATGCCGACGCCGAGGCGCCGGAAGCCGTGCATCTCGTCCGAGAGCACCAGCGCCATCTTGCGCAGCTTGGCCTCGCGGGTGAGCGGCGCCGTCCGCGACCGGCGCGCCTCGATCTGCGCCACGTAGTCGTCGGACTTGCGGGCGGTCGCACGCCGCAGCCCCTCGGCCGGCGCATAGGCCGGCGCGGGCGCCAGATGGCCTGCCGTGACCGGCGCCAGTGCTCCTGACATCTGAGGTTCCCTTCGCGTGCGTGCGATTCGTGGTGCTTCCCCGGCAGGCCGGGTCAGTTGGTGGTGGCCAGGTTGGCGTTGCTGGCCAGGTCGGTGAAGGACAGGCCGCCGATGGTGATCTTGGTCGTGGAGTTGACCTTGAGCAGCCGGGCGATCGGCGAGGAGACGCCGGTGCCGTTGCTCCAGGGCACGAGCTGGCCCTGCAGGGTGCCGGACTGCAGCCCGGTGCCGGAGCCGCCGCCGTTCTGGGTGGCGACGCCGATCAGCTGCGCGCCGGGGTAGTTGGTCGCGCCGGTGCCCATCGTCGGCGGGTCAGTCCACGTCGAGGTCGGGTCGAAGGCGGGCGCCAGGATCTCGAACTCGGCATCGGGGCCGAGCACCCACACCGCGAAGGCGTTGATGCCGGCGTACAGCAGCTCGTCCACGCCGTCGCCGCCGACGTACAGGGCGCCCAGGCCGTAGACCGGGTAGGGCTCGTTGGCCGTCAGGACAACGCCGTTGTTGCCGGAGCCCGTGGTGCCGTACATGGTCTTGGCACTGCCCATCTGGACGCTGTTGGCGCCCGCGAGCGTGACCAGGTCGCCGCCGGTGCGGATGAAGCCCATGCCGGGCCAGATCGGCACGGCGCGAGTCCAGGCCGGGTCCAGGAAGCACGGCTTGGGCGTCGCCTGGGTCCACGAGTACAGCGGGCGGATCGTCCGCTTGATGTAGTCGTTGGCCAGATAAGTCCGGATCATTCCGGTATCTCCTTCTGCATCCGGCTCAGGCTCGCTGCCATCTGCCTGCTGACTCTTCCGGGCGTCATTCGCTTACTCGAAAATGTCCGAGCAGTCGTCGCCGTCCCCGGCGGCGGAGACGGAGGCGTAAACGGGCGCCATTGACGGCGCGAGGGAGGGGGCGCTGCGGGCCGCCTGGCGGGCCATCGGGCGGGCGCGCTCCGGCGGGCGGGCGGCGGCCACCTGCTGCAGGATCCCGATCTCGTGCTCGATCGCCGGGGTGGACAGAGTGGCGTCACGCTCGATCTGCGTGCCGAGCACCAGCTCGTCGCCGCGGGCCAGGCCCGCGTGCACCCGCAGCCGGGCCAGCCGGATGGAGGCCATCGTGCGGGCCCCCGAGCGGTCCTCAGCCGAGGCAGGGGGCTGCAGGGAGGCGGTCCTGTCGGTCTTCTGGCGGGCCGCCGGGTTCTCGTTCGGCTGGGACCGGGTGCCCTGCTCGCCGCGGGCGTCCAGCATCCACGGGAAGGCGGTGCCGTCATTGCCCATGCCGCCGATGCCGGGGCCCTCGGCGGCCAGCGGGTTCGGGTTGACGCGGACGTCGGTCTCGATCCGGCGCTGCTCGATCGGCACGCCGCCGTCCTGGTCGGGGTTGGTGCCCTGAACCGGGGCGGTCACCGACACCAGGTTGGACGCCGGGGGAGTCTGAATCTCCACGCCGGGGGTCATCGACGTGGTCATCTGCTCGGCCGGGACGCGGGTCAGCGAGCCGGGCTCGGCGCCGGGCCGCGAGGCATCGCCGTTGGCGTCGGGCGCCAGCGTCTCCTCGGTGGTCTCGCTGGGCGGCTCCTCCGGCGGGTCCGGGACCGGGGAGGCCGGGTTGTTCATGTCCGCGTGGCGGCGGATCTGGTCCAGCTCGGGGCGCACGCCGGCCAGCTCGGCGACGAAGTTCAGCTGCGCCCGCAGGATCTGGTTCTCGCGCACCAGGGCGGCCACATGCCGCGCCTGGATTTCGAGAGCAGCGGCCTTCGCGCCCATCATGTCCCCTTCCGGCGGTGCTACTGCACCTTCCGGGGGACGCTTACGGGGTACCGGGATTCAGGGTGCCGCGAAAGCTGGTGCGCCGTTCCTCGCCGGTGGTCAGCTCGGCGATCAGGTAGGGATCATTGCCAGGACCATGGAGGGGCGCATAGGGCCGCGAGTAATAGTCCTCGGCGCCGGGCTCGTCGGCATCCTGGCGGAGCCGGAACCACTCGGCGTCCTCGTGCCGGGACACCGCGGACAGCTGCTCGAACAGCCAGCGCTGCCAGGACCGCCGGTTATAGGAGGCCGCGGGCACGATGAAGTAGTGGTTCACCGGCCGGAGGCTCTCCGGGTGATAGGTGTCCTGCTCGTGAGTCAGGACGACCAGTGTGAGGCCCGCCGAGCCCTGGCCGCGGTCCAGGTCCTCCAGAGTCACCTCGTAGCCGGGCCCGAACCGGGTCCGGCTGACCAGGTCAGCCAAGATCTCCGGGAAGGGCGCGGTCTGCTTCATCCGGGGCGCTGATTCCGCTGACTCGCTCACCCTGCTTCCGAGCGCGCCCCCGGGCAGCCTTACTTGCGCTTCTTCCTGTCCGGGGGCGGCTGCTCGTCTTCGTCCTCATCGTCTTCCTGAGGCGGCTCTTCCTCGTCCTCAGCAGGCTCCTCGCCGGGCGGCAGCTCCTGCTCCTCCTCCGCCATCTCCCCACCCGGCGGCAGCTCCTGGCCGTCCTCAGCATCCTGCAGGGCCTCAGCCGGGACCAGCTGGCCCTGGCCGCACTCGGGGCACGGGTCGCCCTCGGCCAGGCCCTCCTCCGGCCCGAACTGGGTACCGCACTCGGGGCACGCCAGCGCGCCGTCCGCAGGCTCGTCCCCGTCCTGCGGAAGCTGGCCGTCACCGGCGTCCAGCACCTGGGCGGCAGGGCCGGGCACGCCGTCGGGCGCGATCTGGTCGGGGTGGTAGAGCTGGGCGTCGGCGTCAGGCCAGGAGCCCTGGCCCTCAGGCGGGATGTCCACGGCGCCGCTGTCGAGCTGCTCGCGGACCTCCATGGCCTTAGAGGTGTCCGGGTCCCGGAACAGGTCGGGCGGGCTGACGTAGCCGCAGACCGGGCAGCGCTGGCCCGTCCACACCTGGTCCTCGCCGCAGACCGGGCACTCCTCGGCCCGCAGCGTGTCGATCTGCGGCGGCACCCGGGTCTCGCCGTAGGCCAGCCGCTGCTGCTTTCCGGTCATGTGCATGTTCCCCTGCGGGATGGTGGGGTGCTGCTCGCGGGCGTGCTGGTTCCACTGCGTCCAGGCGTTGCGGTCGCGGGTGACGCGCCCGCGGTCGAGCTGGGCGCCGCTGGCCGTGTCCTCGGCCGTGTTCTTCCGGATCTGGCGCAGCCAGACGGTGGCCTGGACCTGGTGCGGGGCCACGTAGTGACCGAGATCGGCGGAGATGTCACGGGCCGCCTGCCGGAAGGCCCCGGCGACGTGATCGTAGTAAGGCTTCTTGTCGATCGGGACCTGCTGCAGGTCGGCCTTGGTGACCCGGCGGCCGATGGCAGTGGAGAGCGCGTGCCGGTCCACCACCACGCGCTCGGTGCCCGCGGCCCGGTCGGCCTCGGTGTCGCCGCCGTGCTCGATCAGGTGCGCGAAGGCGCCGACCTTGGGCGCGCTGTTACTGAAGGCCTCGGAGTGATGCTGCCCGGCGATGATCGGGGCGGCCAGCATCCGGTGCACGCCCATGGCGCCCTCGCCGGGCCCGCCGAAGGCCCGGTTCTCGCGGTGCGCCCGGCTGGCGTTGAACAGGTTGGCCGGCCACAGAGTGCGGGGCGAATAGGCCGCCACGAGCCCGGCACCGCGAGCTGAGTCGCCCCCTGCGACCGCGGTGGCCACGTGGTGGGCATCGGCATACCAGCGGTGGCCCTGGTTCTTCTCGTCCTCGGTGGAGTCGTGGTAGGCCGCGGTGATGTTGCGGTGGCTAACCGGGTTGGCCTGAAAGAACGGGTGATCAGAGGGGTGTTCGTAGCGGACGGCCTCGTGCTCGTTCGGGTGCCGTGCCGCTGCGCGCCGGGCTTCCAGGCAGGACCAGCACAGTTTCTCGCCAGTCCCGGAGTACTCGGTGGCCGCAGGCTGCTCCCCGCACCGCTCGCACTTGCCGCCGCCGCGCCACTGGCTGCGCACCCAGTCCGGGACTGCAGCCTCGTGCTGCTGCGGGCGTGGCGAGCGCCCGTCCGGGTAGCGCCGCTTCCAGCGGTGGATGCGCGCGTTACCGTATGGCGGGGCGCTTTCCAGGTAACCGCGGGTTCCGTCCTCCGGGTCGCCCTCGCCGAAGTTCTGGTGCCATTCGTGCAGAGCCTTGCCCATGCTGATGTCATCAAAGTCCGGGTGCAGCCGAGGTGTCATTGACCGGTTATAGTCCTCGGGATGCTGGGGAAGCTCCAGCTGCTCATGAGACTCATCACCGGTGGCGTGATGGTAGATATCAGTGTGCGCGCCACCGTAATGCTTCGCATACCAGCCGGACTCATTCCCGTTCGGCAGGTAATGCTCGCGGTGATAATAGGGACTGCCGCCGTCTTCCTCTGACTCGAACTTGATGTGCCCGCGCCCTC